TGCCGTTCAGCGTGATCTGCGACACCAGCAACAACCCTCAGAGCCGCACCAGCCTCGGCTATGTGCAGGCCGACGTGCAGGTGCAGTACCAGTCTATCAACGAGAAATTCATCGTCAACGTCGAGGGCGGCCAGACGGTCGTGGTCAACGTGCAGACGCTGCCCGGCGGGCAGGCGTAGGCTTTAGGGAGAATATAGATGCCTGCGACCAATTTCTCGCTCGGCCGTGACTGCCAGCTCGTCGTGATGGGGCCGTTCGGCCGCGTCGACCTGACGCATGTGACCGGCTTCGAAAGCCAGCAGATGACCTATCCGGTGCGCGTCGACCGGCTGGACGGCGTGCAGATGGGGGCGGAACTCCCGAAAGGGTGGCAGGGGAGTTTCGATCTCGAGCGCGGGACGAGTGCGGCCGACGACTTCATCGCACAGGTCGAGGACGGATACTATACGTCGGGCAATCTGACGAGTGGCACGCTCTACCAGTATGTGAGCGAGACCGACGGATCAGTGTCGACGTACCAGTACAGCGGCGTCGTCTTCAAGATGGCGTCGTCGGGTGCGTGGAAAGGCGATGCTTCGGTCAAGCAGAAGCTCGAGTTCTTCGGCGCCCGGCGTCAGCGCATCTGATGACGCCGAGCGAGCGGATCGTCGCGGCCGCGACGGCACCGGTCGAGGTCGAGGCGGCGGATGGGCGGCGTCTGTCGCTGCGGCGCCCAGACGCGCTCGACCGGCTGCGGCTGTTCAAGGCAGTCGGGCCGGAGTTGGCGCAGAACCTGCCGTATCTCGGGCTCGCGACGCTGGCGTTCGCGGTGGTCGAGATCGACGGAGTGCCGGTGCCGCAGCCGGCGTGCGAGGTGCAGATCGAGAGCTTGGTGACGCGGCTCGGCGATGCGGGCCTTGCGGCGGTTGCGGCAGGGCTGAGCGCGCAAGCCGAATCCGCGGAGATCGACCCGGGAAACTGAGCCGGCACCCCGTGCTGATCGACTGCCTGTTCCTGGTCGCGCGCGGGGTGCCGTTCGACGTGGCGTTCTCGCTCCCTGATGCGGAGCGGTTCGCCTGGGTGGTGGCGCTCGGAACGCTGGAAGGGCGCAGCTTCGATTGGACGACGCGGAGCTGGTCCGAATGAGGGCGCGCGATCTCGCCGAGCAACTCCGCCGCCTGCCGGTGCAGGAGGCGATGCGGTCGGCGTTGGCGCGGTCAGCCGCGCGCTTGCAGGACGCGGTTGCGGAGGCGCTCTCGGAGGCGCCCGGCGGTCAACATGACGCGCCCTGGCTCCGTACTGGCGCGCTGCGGGCGAGCATTTCGCAGCACGTCGATGCGCTCGATGCGATTGTCGGCAGCAACAGCGAGGTTGCGGAGTTTCAGGAGCGCGGCACGGCGCGGGTGCCGCCGCGGCCGTTTTTGGCGCCGGCCGCCGCACGGATGGCGCCGGAGTTGGCGCGGGCAATCGGCGCCGAAGTCGCGGCGGCGGTCGGCGGGCGCGTACCGGACGAGCATTAGCAGAACGGGGCCACGATGGACGAAGCCTATACGATCGGCATCAGACTGGCGCTGGATGATGGCGTCTCGACGGGCATTGGGCTGATCGGGCGCGACCTCGACAAACTCGACGGCGCGATTAGCCAAACCACCGCGGGGCTGGCACGGCTGGCGGATGCGGCGCGAGCGACGCTTGCCGGGGCCGCGGCCTCTGTGCGCGCGCCGCAGGCCCGGCCTGCGACGGCAGAATCGAAACCGGAGGCGGAGCCGGTGACGCGCGAGGCGTCGCGCGCGCCAACGCCGGTGCCGCAGGCGAAAGACCGTATGGTCGCGCCGGCGACACCTGTGGATGCGAAGGAATACGCGGTCGCGCCGGTGCCGGCGCGCGTTGAGCCGCCGGCAGTCATTCCCGCGCAGGCGGAGCTCGGCGCGGGCGAGCGGGCGACGGCAGCACGGGCGCGGATTGCGGAGGCGGCGTCGGCGACGCCTGTGCCGCAGCCGCCCACGGTGGCGACGGTCGTGGCCGAACGCGCCTCGCCCGAGCGGCCGGCGCCGGCGGCAAGCGCGACGGCACCATCGATGCCGCCCGAGCAGGCCGGCGCGGCACCGGCCCGCGCGGCGTTGCCGCCCGAGAGGCCGGCCGCGGCACCGGCGGATGCGGGGCGGCGGGGCGCGACGCCCGAGACGTTGCCGGTGACGATTGCGCTGCGGCGGGATCGTCCGGCGGCAAACGCGCCGGCGTTCGCGAGCACCGCGCGTGCGGTCACCGCGTCGGCGCCGGCGACCGCAGTCGCGGGTGCAGCCAACAAGGCGGAGTGGGACACGACGCGGACCGCCCGCGCACCTGCCGATGCGGGCGCCGTCAGGCAAGCGGCATCGTTGCCGACGCGAACCCAGACGCAATCGCCTGTCGTTGTCCGGCCCCGGAAGGCGGCCCCGCAAGCGGTCGAGCCCGGGCGCCAGGAGAACCGGCCGCAGGAGGTGCCGGCGGCACGTGCGATGTCACGTTCGGGTGCGGTGTCGGCGTCGTCGCGCATGTGGGCGCCCGCCGCATCGCCCACCGTGCCTGCGGCGCCGCCCGCCCGGCAGCCCCCGCCCGCGCCCGCACAGGCGAGCAGCGAGCCCGATCGATCGGAGTCGAACATCTATCTGGACGGCGAGGTGGTCGGCCGCTGGCTCGTGGAGCGGCTCGGGCGAGACGCCGGGCGTCCCCCGACTGGCACCACCGGGATCGACGGGAGGCTCGGCCCCGCCTGGTTTCCCGGAGCACTGCAATGACCGGCACACCCTTGCTGCTCGGACCGATTGCTTTCGGGGACTTCGAGGTTCCGGAGCGTATCGGCTTCGGCGGCGCGCAGCGCCTGGTGGTCCACAGGCTGCCGGGCGGTGCGCGCGTGATCGACGCGATGGGGCGCGACGATGCGGACCTCGTGTGGTCGGGCGTGTTTAGCGGTCCGGACGCCGCGGAGCGCGGGCGGCTGCTGGACGTGCTGCGGGTGGTCGGAGCGCCGCTGCCGCTGTCCTGGGATGCGTTCCTCTACAGCGTCGTCATCGCGCGCTTCGACGCGATCTATTCGAGCCCGTGGTGGGTGCCGTACCGCATCACCTGCAAAGTCATCCAGGACGAGGCACAGACGCCGGTCGTGGCGGTGGTCGACCTGCTGTCGAGCGTGCTGGGCGACATCGCCAGCGCCGCGTCGGGCGGTTTCGATCTTACGGCGGCGCAGACGGCGCTTGCGGTTCCGGGCGCCACGACGGCGGGCACGGCCGCGAACGCGGCCGCGCAGGCGACGATCGTCAGCGCGCAGGGCACGCTGGACGCCAATCTTGCAAGTGCAGGGAGCAATCTTCAGGGCATGGGCATCACCGGCGCAGTGGCGGCGACGGGTCAGCTCGCATCGCTGTCCGCCGCGCGGGGATACCTCGCTCGCGCACAGATTAATCTCGCAAACGCGCAACCCTGATGCGGACGATCACGGTCGCCGGCGGCAATCTGTTCCAGATCGCCGCACAGGAACTTGCCGACGCGACGCAGTGGCTGCGGATCGCGCAGGCGAACGGACTGTCCGACCCGGTCCTGGTCGGGCTCGTCGTGCTGAACATCCCAGACCCCGACCCGAACGCCGGAGGCGGCATTGCCCAGCAGTAGCCTGCGCCAGCCGAGCCTCACGGTGCTCGCCAACGGCGCGACGGTGGCGGGCGTGACGGCGGCGCGGGTGAGCACGAACAACCACTTCACCGCGGGAAGCTTCTCAGTCCAGGCAGCGCTCGCAGCCGTCGATCCGAACTTCTGGTCCAACAGCACCGACATCCTCCTCGAAGTGCGGATGGGGTTTGGCGGGATCGAGCAGTCGATGATGATCGGTCAGGTGGATACGGTCGAGATGGAGCCGATCCGCGGCGTCATGCGGGTCACGGGGCGCGACCTGGCCGCGCAGATGATCGCGGCGCGCACGCAGGAGAGCTTCCAAAACCAGACGGCGAGCCAGGTCGCCGAGACAATCGCAGGACGGCACGGGCTGGCATCTTCCGTGACCACGACCCGCACGCCGATCGGGCGCTACTACCAGATCGAGCACGACAAGATCACGCTCGACAGATTCCATAATGCAACGACAGAGTGGGACCTCTTGGTGCTGCTGGCACGGCAGGAGGGATTCAACCTGTTCGTCAAC